ATTTCTGCAAAGAAGTTCACCCGCACCTTTAGACTATCTGAGCACGTTGTCGTTGATGGAGCTGACTTCATTGACGGCCTACTCGTTATTGATCTAAGAGTAGAAGTCCCAGAAGAAAAGCGTCCCCGTTCAATTCCAATCGGAACAGTGTTACTAACGGAGGAAAAATGAAACCGCAAGTCTTCCGCAGGTTCAATACGTATGGAATCTATTTACTTTCTGCAGTAATTGGATTTACATATTTGTATTCAATTAACCTGCTTGTTTAACCCGAGGCCCTTCGGGGCCTCTTTAAGGATTTATTATGGCTGTTAAAATTGTTAGGATGTTGTCCGGAGAAGATATTCTCTGTGAGTGTGAAGATAAGAACGATTACCTGGAAATTGTCGACGGAGTAGTCGTTGTCCCTACCCAGCAAAGTAGTGTACAGTTCGTCCCGTACAGTCCCTTTACTACTAAGGCTCCGTTACACATTAACAAAGATATGGTTGTCTTTGTTGGAGAACCAGACAACAGTCTCTTGAATCAACACAAGAAAATGTTTGGTGGAATTATTACACCTGAATCAGGACTTATAGCATGAGTGAAATTAAAGTTGTTAGACTAACTAATGGCGACCACATGGTTTGTAATTTAAGCGAACACGATGATGATAACGTATTAGTGAGTATGGGATTCGTTCTTAACGCGGATTCAAGTACTGGTAGAATATTGTACCAGCCATTCGCACCGTGGTCTTCTGCAGCTGGAGAGGTCGTAGTTAAGAAAGATTCTATTACCTTTATCTCACAGCCGGCCTCATTTGTAATTGATCAGTATCAAGATCTGTTAGACGGTAAATTGTTACCTGCCAACGCTAACCAAAACCCACCTGAATGAGTAAGCCCTTCTACACAAACGTGACCAGAGGTCGCGGTCGACAGGGTGACTATCTTTACTTCAGAGGATATAACAACGGCAAACGTATCCAACGTAAGGTAAGGTACAAACCAACGCTGTACGTACCAAGCCCTGAGCCAACCGAGTTCAAGTCTCTTAAAGGCTCATATCTTGCCGATATGACTTTTGACAGTATACGGGAAGCTCGAAACTTTATTGACGAATATAAGAAAGTCGACAACTTTGATATCCATGGCAACCAAGACTTCATACAGCAGTTCATTAGTGACGCGTTCCAAGGTGTCGTAGAGTTTGACCGTGACATTATTAATGTCACTACAATAGATATCGAGGTCCAATCCGACCAGGGGTTCCCTAGACCCGAAGATGCAAACCACCCAGTAACAGCCATCACCATTAAAAACAACAACGATAACGTATACTACGTTTGGGGCATGGGTGATTGGGATCACGGTAAGTCCATTGTTAGTCACCTTACTATCAATTATGTTAAGTGCGCTAACGAAGCTGAACTGCTTCACAAATTTATGGATCAATGGGCATCTAACTACCCCGATGCAGTAACCGGTTGGAACAGTAGATTCTTTGACCTCGTATACCTAGTGAACCGTATCAATAAAGTACTTGGCAACGGCCACGCTAACAAACTGTCTCCATGGCATCACGAAATGGGCCATACTCTTAGGTACCGTGAAGTCGGTTCATTCGAGACTCCTGTATATGAGATTGAAGGTATCGAGCAACTCGATTACTTGGATTTGTTTAAGAAGTTTGCATACAGTTATGGTACACAAGAATCGTATAAGCTAGATCATATCGCTCACGTTGTACTCGGTGAGAACAAGATTGACTATAGTGAGTATGGATCTCTGAATGAACTGTACCTAAACGACTTTCAGAAGTTTATCGACTATAACATCAAGGACGTTGAGATCGTTGACCGTCTTGAGGACAAGATGGGTCTTGCTACTTTGTGCATGACGATTGCATACAAAGGTAAGGTGAACTACGCTGACGCTTTTGGATCTGTTGCTGTGTGGGATGCTCTTATCTTTAACGAGCTTCGAAGCAGAGGAATTATATGTCCCCCCAAGCAGGACAACGACAAAGAAAGAAAGATTGAAGGTGCACACGTAAAAGATCCACAGGTTGGTATGCACGATTGGGTAATGTCGTTTGATCTTAATAGTTTGTATCCTCATATTATTATGCAATACAATATGTCACCCGAGACAATTGTAGATGGCGTGCACTCGTTTGATCTGCTTAAACGAGATAACACTAATGGACACTACAACTCATCCGTAGATTATTTGTTGGACCATAATCCGCTTGATATAAAACCAGAACACAGTATGGCAGGCACTGGCCAGTTCTTTAATCGTACCAAACGAGGATTGTTCCCCGAGCTAGTCGATAATCTGTATACTGAACGCAAGCAATACAAAAAGCAAATGCTGGCTGTAGAGCAACAGATACAAGATCAAGGGTCCAACTATGAGTTGGAGAAGGAGGTAACGACTTTAGACAACAAGCAGATGGCTATTAAGATTCTAATGAATAGCCTTTATGGTGCAATGTCTAATGAGTACTTCAGATATTATGACATGAGGATTGCTGAGGGCATTACTATTAGTGGCCAGCTAACCATACGTTGGGCAGAAAAGCATCTCAACCAGTATATGAACAAAGTACTTGGTACTGATAACCACGACTATGTGATTGCTATCGATACTGACTCGCTGTACATTAATATGGGTGGACTTGTAAACAAAGTTAAACCTAAAGACCCAGTAAAGTTTCTCGACAAGGTTGCAACTGAAAAAATCGAGCCTTTACTTGATCTCGCGTATCAGAAGCTGAAAGATTACCTACACGGTTACGACCAGATGATGGTAATGAAGCGAGAGGTGATTGCGTCTAAAGGTGTGTGGACTGGTAAGAAGCATTACGTGCTAAACGTGCACAACAGCGAGGGTGTGCAGTACAAAGAACCTAAGCTAAAGATGATGGGTATCGAAGCTGTAAGATCGTCTACGCCAGCTGTGTGCCGTGAGATGTTTAAGGATACTCTTAAAGTTATCTTGGAGAAGGATCAGGTCAGTACTCAGAATTATATTCGAGAATTACGTGATAAGTTTAGAGAGCTGCCTGTTGAAGAGATTGCGTTTCCACGCTCTGTAAACCGATTACCGTTCTATAAAGACAGTGTAACGCTGTATAAGAAGGGTACACCTATTCAAGTACGTGCAGCATTGAAGTATAATTATTACGTGGATCAACTTCGGCTTAACAATAAATATGAGAAGATATACTCAGGTGAGAAGATTAAGTTCTGCTACCTGAAACAACCTAATAAGGTGCAGAGTAATGTCATTGCATTTTCTCAAATCTTGCCTGAAGAGTTTGGTGTACGCGAGCATGTGGATTACGATACCCAGTTTGATAAGGCTTTTGTTGAACCCGTCAAGAGTATTTTGGATGCTGTTGGTTGGGAGGTAGAACCTAGAGCTACGCTGGAGGCATTCTTCTAATGAGCGACAACATTTACAACGCTTTTGACTTTGGATTTTCTATCGTCGACGAGCAAGAGCTTGAGGCTGTACAAGCAGCTCATGAACAAGTACAGTCTACCTCTGCAACTGCAGAGCAACTCCAAGCGCGTCTAACAAAACTATACGACGCAGTACAACCTCTCCTCAACAATCTCAGGCAGAGTGCAGACAAAGAATATATTTGGTGGCCAAACAGATTGGAGAAGATCGAGCAGTTCTCAGATATGCTCGATGGAATCTATAAAGGCTAACAGTGGGTATCCTAACCCTTGTCATGGCTCTTGCTATCTCTGGTGTAGCAGCCTGGTACAGCATAGCAGGTCTGGTCGCTATCTTTTCTGGAGCCAGCACTGCCATTATTATTATGGGCGGTGTTCTAGAAGCTGGTAAATTGGTTACGGCTTCTTGGCTGTATCGTAACTGGAAGCAGGTACCTTTCCTACTAAAGACTTATCTCACAACAGCAGTAGTTGTATTAATGCTAATTACCTCAATGGGTATCTTTGGCTTTCTGTCGAAGGCACACTTGGAACATTCTATATCAGTAGGTGGCACAAATGAACTTCGGATCACTCAGTTGGAAAAGCAGATTGATCGCCAGCAGTCGATCATTAGTGACTCAGAAACTGTACTCTCGCAACTGGATGGTCAAGTCGCAACACTTATCGAATACGACAGAATACGAGGTCCTTCTGGTTCGATTGCAACTCGCCAAGCGCAGGCAGAAGAAAGGCAAACTCTTAATGAGAACATCGATGCTGCGTACAACCGCATTGAGGAAATCCAGACGGAACTATCTCCGTTGCAGCAAGAAAAACTGGCGATTGAGGTTGAGGTTGGTCCACTTAAATACATTGCGGAACTAATCTATGGAGATCAAGCTCGTGACTTTTTTGATGAGGCCGTACGTTGGGTTATTTTGCTTATTGTGTTTGTATTCGATCCACTCGCTGTACTTTTGCTCATAGCAGCTAACATGACTCTTGCTCAACCTAAGCAGCTTCGTAAAACAGAAGCGGTTGTGGCGGGCAATATTACTGAAGATTGGACCGTTAGTGACGTAGATATTATTGAAGACGATGTTGATTTATATGATAAGATGCAAGATAATATCCGCTCAGCAGACCCAACAACTGTCGATATAAGTACTATTGACTCTTCTGACGAACTTAGACTGTTACTAGAGACGACAGATAACCAACTTATAGAACTGTACACCCACAGGAACACAGTTGAGAACAAAAAAGAAAAAAGAATTCTTCAACGACTTAAAAGAAAAATAAAAAACAAGTTAAACCAGATAAGGGAGAGCAACAATGACAATTAATATCTCTGAAAGATTAAAAACCTGGGTTCAATTCCACGTGGAAGAAGCTAGAGATATTTTAGGTAGGGATTTGACAGATAACGAAGAGGAAATCGTAAAAGTTAATAGACTACGTAGTAGATTTAACTCGTACCAACTTCTACGTAGAATGAAACGAAAGTTTTTAAATGGAACGTATCCTTTACCAAGCGACGTTTCCATTGATTCGGTTTTTCTTAAATCTACCCCACAAGCTACCGAGCTTTTTGACAGATACATTCAGATAGAAGCGGATATGTGTCAAGCTGCAGATAAAAGACTATTTACAGACTAAAGTATATGAAGAGAGTATATTATGAGTGATTTTTTTCGTGACATTGTAAAACAGCTTAATGATGAAAACACAACCATTGCTGAAGATGGATTAGCAAGTGCCGAGTACAGTGGTAACATTGATACCGGTAGCTACATCCTAAACGCTGCTCTAAGTGGTAGTATCTTTGGTGGTGTTCCCAATAACAAGATTACAGCGTTCGCTGGTGAGTCTGCTACAGGTAAGACTTTCTTTGTAATGGGTGTAGTTAAGAAGTTTCTCGATGACCATGACGACGGTGCAGTGTTTTACTTTGACACCGAAGCAGCTGTTACCAAAGAGATGATGAAGCAGAGAGGTATTGATACCAACCGAGTAATCATCAGCGAGCCAGATACTATTCAACGGTTCCGTCACACCGCACTTCAGATCCTAGACAACTACAACAATACGTCTGGTGAAAAGCCACCTATGATGATGGTGCTAGACTCGCTCGGTCAGCTGTCTACTACTAAAGAGGTTGAGGACACTGCATCTGGTAGTGAGACACGTGATATGACTAAGGCCGCTACTCTCAAGGCAACGTTCCGAGTACTTAACCTCAAGCTAGCTAAAGCTAACGTACCGATGCTAGTTACTAACCATGTCTACGAAGTCGTAGGATCTTACATCCCAACTAAAGAGATGGCTGGTGGCAGTGGTCTCAAGTATACTGCGTCTCAGATATGCTTCCTAACCAAAAAGAAGGAAAAGGATGGCAAGGATGTTATCGGTAACATAATTAAGGTACGTATGGCTAAATCTCGACTAACTAAAGAGAACAAGCAGATCGAAGTACTACTTACATATGACAAGGGTCTCGATAGGTACTATGGTCTTCTTGAGCTTGCTGAGAAGTATGAGATTGTTAAGAAAGTAGCTAATAGGTTCGAGATGCCTGATGGTGCAAAGGTGTACGCTAAAGCAATCTTGAAGGAGCCTACTAAGTATTTTACAGAAGACCTACTTGCTCGTATCGATGAAGCAGCAGGGTTAGAGTTTACTTATGGCTCAACTGACGACTATGAGCTTGAAGAAGACGAAATTGCAGTATGATACCAAAGTATGCTGTTCTAGAAGCAAAGGATAAGGATGGTACTTGTCCTATTATGATAGCAGAGGGACCCTTTGAGTCTTTTGTGTATCTCTACTACACCGTTAACATTACCGAAGACGGTGTATTAAAATTCGATTACGACCTACTTGAAAAGCCTGATAGTGACTACGATAAACAAGCATTTGAAAATACCATTGGTGACTTGCTTGTACATATGATTGAGGAACAACTGTCTAATGACAATCGAAACAAACATACTGAGTCAGTTGATTCATAGCGAGCAGTACGCACGTAAAGTACTACCTTTCCTAAAAGAAGAATACTTCCAAACTATTACTGATCGGTTACTGGTAACTAAGATCAAAGAGTACATGGAAAAGTATAATGTGCCTCCATCTAAGGATGCGTTGTACATTGAGTTAGAGAATACTGACTCACTAAGTGAAGCTGACTACAGCAACACAGTATCACAAGTCGAGCAGCTTAAGCTAGACGATAATGTAAACGAACAGTGGCTTATCGATAAGACTGAAGAGTTCTGTCAAGAGAAAGCTGTGTACAATGCCATCATGGAGTCGATTCATATCATTGATGGTAAGAATAAGAATAAGACGAAGCAAGCTATTCCACAAGTACTATCCGAGGCACTAGCTGTGTCTTTTGATAACCACATCGGCCATGACTTTATAGAAGACTATCAACAACGATTTGACTTCTACCACCATAAAGAAGAACGAATACCTTTTGATCTTGACTACATGAACAGGATCACCAAAGGAGGCCTTCCTCGCAAGTCTTTAAACATCATACTTGCTGGGACTGGTGTCGGCAAGTCTCTTGCCATGTGTCACTTTGCAGCAAGCAACATGATGGAAGGTAAGAACGTACTGTACATCACAATGGAGATGGCAGAAGAGAAGATTGCGGAACGTATCGATGCTAACTTGCTTAACGTCAAGGTTGATGAACTTGTTAACCTGCCAAAGGATATGTACGACAAGAAGATAGATGATCTTAGACAGAGGACTCCTGGTCGACTTATCATTAAGGAGTATCCGACTGCATCAGCTCATTCAGGTCACTTTCGTCATCTGATAAATGAGCTAAAAATCAAACGCAACTTTATTCCTGACATCATCTATATTGATTATCTAAACATTTGTGGCAGCAGTAGAACAAAGGCGATAGGAGGCACTATAAACTCCTATACGTACATTAAGGCAATTGCAGAGGAGCTGCGTGGACTAGCTGTCGAAAAGAACGTACCGATTGTTTCAGCGACTCAGACGACGCGTTCTGGCTTTAGTAATAGTGACCTTGGATTAGAAGATACGTCAGAGTCGTTTGGTCTACCTGCTACAGCTGACTTCATGTTT